ATAGTTAAAAAAGTACAATCGGATTTAGGTACTGATACAGAGAGTAAGGCAAGAGAAGAAAGAATAGTTATTACACCTAATCCGTCATCCGCAAAACCTGGAGATGATTTCGGGTTTACAACAACAATTAGTTTCTTTGAAGATGGAAAGAAATTTAATCCTACAAGTGGTAGTGATACATAATGAGAGGTTATAATGAACGATATTATAGTAAGGGACAATGCTGTTCCAGAACAATTAATTAGAAATTGTCAAAATCAATTAAATAGATTTAGTTGGTTTATATCGCAAGATATTTTACCACAACAACGACATACACTAGGTATTAATTACGATAGCAATACCTTTTCTTCTATGATGATGGTACATAGAATTTATAATTATATGGTCAAAGAACCTAGAGTTAATCCTGGATTTGAACCTGTGAAATTCTTATTACAAAAAGCAGTAGAAAGTTGTGGTTTTGAATTAGACGAAGTACATAGACTAAAATTTAATTTAACTCAACCACACCCAGCAAACTCAACAAACTTTTATAATGTACCACATATAGATGATGTACAAGTAAAACATTATTCATTAATTTTGTATCCAGAAGATACAGATGGCGACACCGTATTATTTAATGAAATGCTTGAAGTAGATGGAGAAGAAAAACCTAAACTAACAATCGCAGAAAGAGTAACACCGAAAGCAAATCGTTGTGTAATGTTCAATGGTTGGAGATATCACGCAGGTTGTAATCCCTATAAATATAATAGGAGAATAGTATTAAATTGTAATTTTACTATAAAAGAATAATGGGTAAACTAGAAGATAAAGTAAATGATATTTTAGGTATCAAAGAAGAGAGTACTCCTGTAGGTGAAATGATACTACAAGAGAACAAGGTTCCTGTGCCTAGAAAAGAAGACCCTAAAAAAGATGATATAGAAAACGATTACAAATATAGTAGAGAGAACTATTACAACTTGATTGAAAGAGGTCAAGACGCTATTCAAGGAATTTTAGATGTTGCAAAAGAGGGACAACATCCAAGAGCATATGAGGTGGCAGGTGCATTAATTAAAAATGTTGCAGACACGGTTGACAAACTTCAAGACTTACAAGGTAAGTTGGCGAAACTAAAAGATGTACCAAATAAAACAACTGCTAATATCAAAAATGCTTTATTTGTTGGGAGTACTACAGAGTTACAAAAGATGTTGAATAAAGATAAAGATATGAAAAAAGTAGTAGAACCTGACAAAGAGAAAACAAATGAATGACGCTTATCTAGGTAATCCAAATTTAAAAAAAGTAAATACAGAAATTGAATTTACACAGGAACAAATAGTAGAGTTTCAAAAGTGTCAAAAAGACCCTTTATATTTCATTAAAAACTATGTAACTATTGTATCACTTGACGAAGGACTTATACCTTTTAAGACTTATAAGTTTCAAGACAAGATGATTAATACTATGCACAATAATAGATTTTCTATCTATAAGTTGCCTAGACAAAGTGGTAAATCAACTACAATTATTTCTTATCTATTACATTACGCAATATTTAATCCTAATTCTAATATTGCTATTCTTGCCAACAAATCATCTACTGCAAGAGATATATTAGGTAGATTACAATTGGCATATGAAAACTTACCTAAATGGTTACAACAAGGTGTTATCAATTGGAACAAAGGTAACATTGAATTAGAAAATGGTAGTAAAGTTATTGCGGCCGCAACTTCATCAAGTGCTGTCCGAGGTGGTTCATATAACATTATATTTTTAGATGAGTTTGCTTTCGTACCTACAACTATTGCCGAACAATTTTTCAGTTCCGTATATCCTACAATTACTTCTGGTAAATCAACTAAAGTAATTATAGTATCAACACCTCACGGAATGAACCAGTTTTATAAATTATGGACAGACGCAGAAAATGGTAACAATGATTATATACCTTTAGAAGTACATTGGTCAGAAGTACCAGGCAGAGACGCCAAATGGAAAGAAGAGACAATAAGAAACACTAGTGAAAGTCAATTTGCTAGTGAGTTTGAGTGTGAGTTTTTAGGTAGTATTGATACACTAATCAGTCCTGCAAAAATTAAATCAACCCCATACATTACACCATTACAAACAAATGGAAGATTAAGTATATTTGAAGAACCTAAAAAAGGTCATACTTATCTATGTACGGTTGATGTTGCTCGTGGCACTTTAAAAGATTATTCAGCATTTATTATATTTGATGTAACAGACTTACCTTATAAAGTTGTGGCAACATTTAGAGACAATGAGATTAAACCTATATTGTTTCCTGAAATGATTGCGAAAGTATGTACACAATATAATAAGGCACACATATTAGTAGAGGTAAATGATATTGGCGCTCAGATATCAGATGGTTTACATTTTGAAATAGAATATGATAATCTATTAATGACTACACAAAAAGGTCGTGCTGGTCAGATACTAGGTGCAATGTTTAGTCAAAGAGGTTCATCTTTAGGTGTACGAATGACTAAACAGATTAAAAAAATGGGAACTGCAAATATTAAAGCAATTATAGAAAGTGATAAACTAGTTATCAATGACTTTAATATTGTAGGAGAAATGTCAACCTATACCAGAAAAAATCAGAGTTGGCAGGCAGAAGAAGGTTGTAACGATGACTATATGACTTGTTTGGTTATATTAGGTTGGGTTGCTAACCAGAGATACTTCAAAGAAATGACTGATAGAAATATCAGAGCAGAAATGTATAGAGAACAAGAAAAACTAATAGAACAAGATATGGCACCATTCGGTTTCGTTGATGACGGTACTCCTGAAGAAGAAAAGCCCTTTTCAGATGAGTATGGAACGGTATGGCATCCAGTTGTACGCAAGGGTAACTAGTGAAGATACCCTATACCATAAATATAAGCGATTGAGAAATTTGAATATGGGCGTATGAATAATACGAATTTTGATAAAGGTAAACAACATTATGTATTTTTATAAAAATACAAGAAAAATAGAGGAGAAAACCTAATGGCATTTCAAGTATCACCAGGCGTTCTCGTACAAGAAAAGGATTTAACAAACATAATCCCTGCTGTATCTACTTCAATTGGAGCATATGCTTTCAATACGAAGAGAGGTCCAGTATCAGAAGTAACTTTGATATCTTCTGAACAGGAACTAGTGTCTGTTTTTGGAAAACCTGATACAAGTAACTTTGAAGAGTATTTTACTGCTTCAAGTTTCCTTCAGTATTCTAATTCTTTGAAGGTAGTAAGAACGGAAAATACTGGTATAAAAAACGCTGTAACAAATTCTGGTACAGCACTATTGGTTAGAAATACTGACCATTACAATTCTACATACTTGGCAACTGGACCATATGTTGGAACTCCAGGTATTGAGTTTATTGCTCGTTTTGCTGGCGCTTATGGAAACGCTTTAAGTGTTTCAGTTTGTGCTTCTGCAACTGCGTATGAGCAAGAGGCTGTTACTACGGTTAACGATTCCGCTGTTTCTGTAAACGATACAACGATTACGGTTACAAGTGGAACTAATATAAATGTAGGTGATATACTTGCATTTTCAACAACTGCGGCTACTAACGACTATGACGATGGTCAAGAGTACGAAGTAACTGCTGTGTCTACTAATGATATTACTATTAAGAAAAAAGGTAGTACAGGTGGATTAACAAGAACTATTACAAATGGTTCTAATGTTAGAAGAAGATGGAAATATTACGACCAAGTAAGTGGTGCGCCAGGAACAAGTCCTGATGTATTGGCTGCTGGTGGTTCTAATGACGAACTACATATTATCGTAGTAGATACTGACGGTTCTATCAATGGTACAAAAGACGAAGTACTAGAAGTATACGAAAAAGTATCAAAGGCATCCGATAGTAAAGACGCAAGTGGAAATAATAATTTCTATCCAGAAGTTATCTATAGACAATCGTCATTCATCTATTGGGGTGACCACAACTCAAACGGAACAACTTGGGGTCAAGCAAAGACAACTGCTTTCACCGATGTTTCTGCTCCATTCTCACACACTTTCACAGGTGGTGTAGATGGTACGGCAACTGACGGTGTAAGAAAGACTGCCTTTGAATATTTCCAAGATAGTGAATCCGTTGATGTTGGATTAATTATGGCTGGTAATGCAAGTGCAAACTTAATCGGTGATTTAATTACAATCGCTGAAACAAGAAAAGATTGTGTTGTATTTGCAAGTCCACAAAGAAGTGATGTAGTTAATATTGCTTCTGCTATAACTCAAACTAAAAATGTACTTGGATTCTTTAATGCAATCCAATCATCTAGTTATGTAATCTTTG